AGGAAGCCATGATTGAAAAGACAAAGATGAAAGTAGCGATGGAAATGGGCTTACCTGCTGACGCTTTAGATTTCATCTCTGGTTCAACAGAGGAAGAAATCAGAGAAGCGGCTGAGAAGTTTAAGAATTTACTTGGAGGAAATTACTCCAAGGTTGGTAAGCCTTCAGCTCCTGCAACAGCACAGTCTGGGTCGAAGGTATGGACACGTAGCGAAATTGAAAACATGTCACGAGAAGAGCTAATACAGCACAGAGAAGAGATTAAACAAGCCATGAAAGAAGGCAGAATAATTGACAAATAAAGAGGTGAAATATTAGTATGGCAAAACATCAAACAGATACTACAAATTATAAAAGCGTATTCGAAAATGGCTCTACAATAATTCCGACTTATTGGAGCTCTGTTCTTTTAGAGGACTTAAAGAAAGAGCTCGTGTTTGGGTCTCTTACTAATGCGCAGTATATCGGTGAAGTTAGGTATGGACAAACACTAAAAGTATTTAGCGTATCAGATGTAAGAATAACTGATTATTCTCCTCTTACTGGTTTTCCAACTGATTGGACGCCAGATAGGGCTTATGCTAAAGAAGAGATGACTCTTACTATTGACCAGGTAAAGGCATTCCAGTTCTTTGTGGAAGACTTAGAAGATAGAGCAGTATTGGTTGACCTAATGAGCAACATTATGAGAGAAACAACTTATTCTCTACGAGATATTGTTGACCAATACATAGCTGGAAAATTTGAATCTGGAGCGACTCCATTCCTGACTGGCACAGGAGCAGAGATTGCGGCACAGCTAACCAATACTTACACTTTCTACGACCTATTGGTTGACGTTGACACTTTAATGAATAAAAACAACGTTCCAAGGAATGGTCGTTGGATTGTCGTTCCACCAGAATTGAGAGCTCTACTGCTTAAGGACAATAGGTTTGTAGCCAACGCTTCTTCTCCACAAGCTTATGTATCTTTGCTGAATGGTGAAGTTGGTCAGGCGGCTGGATTTACTGTTAAGATGAGCAACAACGTTCCTGCTCCTACTGGAATATCTGGTGCTTTAAGGTTTTACGCTGGAACTAACGATGCGTTGGCATTTGCATATGATGTAGAGAAGATTGAAACATACAGACCTGAGAACAGATTTGCAGATGCCGTTAAAGGATTGTTTGTATACGGAGCCAAGGTAATCAGACCAGTTTGCGTTTACAAAGTTGCAGTTAAACTACCTGTTCCAGAACCAGAACAACCAGGACAAGGTAATACTGGTGGTACTGGTGGTAATGGTTCATAATTACGTTTATCACATTATTAGCGGGAGCTGTCGCATGACAGCTCCCGAGATAAATGGAGGTTAAAATGGCAGTATTGTATGATAAGAAAAACAAGCACTACGTTTATGTAGAGGACGAAGAAGTTGAAACACTGATAAAAGCTTATGATTGGCTGGAGGTGGTCAGATGGCACTCACAATTGGCACCAACAGTTACGTCGACGTCGGATACGCAGACGAATACTTCAGAGCAAGAGACATCGATGGAACAGGAATCTGGAAAGACCTCACGAAAGAACAAAAAGAAGCAATATTAGTTCAAGCTGCATCTTTGCTTGATACTTTAATTTATAAAGGTGCCAAGAAAGACCCTAATCAGCCAATGGCATTTCCAAGAGTTCTAATGATTAAACACGGAGTAGAATTTGCAGCTGAGCTTTTAGACACTGGCTCCATTTATGAGGCTATCGCACAGTTATACCCACAAGAACCTTATATTTACAGGGTTGGAGATATAGAATACATTGACATTGGAACTCCAGAGATAATTAAGATGGCACAATGCGAACAGGCAAAGTATTTACTTGAAATGGCTAATGACCCGAGAATACAAGCTATTATGTCTGGAGTATCGTATGTAGCAGTAGGTTCAGTTAGAGAGGCATACAATACTGATAGGGTTAGTGCTAAAACGGTGATAATTTCTCCTATGGCTAAGTCTTTAATAAAACCGTTAATCGCTGGAGCAGTTGGACAGATATGAGCATTGTAGACAAATACTTAACGCAGACAGCTTACGTGTTAGAGCAGTTAGGAACTAACAGATACGGTGAATACGAAACTGTTAGTAAGCCGATTAAGTGCAGGTTAGAGATGTCGCAAAGCTACTTGGGAGAGATAACCAGAGCTTTAATGATAACTGAATACCAAGCTAAAGCGTTAATGTTTTGTAAAGAACAAGTAACTCTCGGGCAAAAAGTAATGTATAAAGGTAATGAATACACAGCGATACAGGTTAATGAAATAATCAATCTCGACGGCTCTCTATCTCATTATGAGGTAATATTAGCGTGAGAAAAGTAAAGATAAAAATATCTAAGACTGACCCGTGGATTTCTAAAGCTGAAGAATACCAAGAAATACTTGAAGATGCTTTCATTAAAGACGGCGTAATCATTAACCTTAGAAAGAAAAGCGTTGATGCATTCTACTATGCTAAAGAAGTGCTTGCACCAGAAGATACTGGCAATTTAAGAAGTACGATGCAGTTGAGTGAAAGCTCATCTTCAGATAAGATTACTTTTACATTCTCGGTATCTGCGTTTGACTTTGACGAAGGAGTGGCTTACGGCAGATTACACGAATTAGTGCATGATGGCGTTTATAGATATCACAAAGAAGGAACGATGAACCAATACATGCTTAGAGCAATCAATAAGAAATTTGGCACCAACTTTAAGCACTACACNTCAGCTTTCTAAGAGAGGGAATGAGATATGTTAGCGGCAGAAACAGTGTATGACCTTGTAGCAGAAGCAATAAACGGAAGGTGTGAGCTGTTTGTCGGCACACCACCTTTTGATTTAGATGACTTGGTAGCACTTTACGATACTGGTATTGGAGATGGAGCTGAAGTTAACGGTTCAACGATGGAAAAAGCAATCATCATGGTAGTTGTCCGTTCTAAAAGATATGCTGATGGCTCTGCCATAATTGAAGATATTTACAAGCATCTCAACGATGCAAACAAAGATGGGTATGAATACAAAGATGGTGCATATATTATAATGATAAGAGCATCAAGACCTCCATCTTATGAAGGTTTAGATGCGAGGCAAAGGCACATATTTACACAACAATTTAATGTAATGCGAGAGGTGAAATAAAGAATGGCTATAAGCGGCGCATACGGAAAAATATACGTTAAACGAGGTGGAACCAATGTTAAAATCGCAGAGATGTCAAGGTGGACCTTGAACTTGGACGTTAACGATGTGGACGTAACTAACTTCGATACTGAAGGTTGGGTAGAAAGACTGACCACATTCAAGGATTGGACTGCATCTTGTGAAGGGAACCTTGTCATTGGCGATGTCGGACAGATGGCTTTAATAGATGCTTACATAAACGGAGAACCAGTTACTATTGAGATGACAATTGGCAAGCCTTCTTCTCCACAATTGGTAATATCTGGCAAAGCGATGATGAGTTTAACATTAGAAGCATCTACAGACAGTCAGGCAACGTTCTCTGCTGACTTCAACGGCATGGGTGCGTTGACAATACAGACTACATAGCATGATTACAGGTCTAATCGGTAGTGTTTGGTGTCTAAGCAAAATAGAAGATTTGACAAAACCGATAGACCGTGTTAAGGAGAGCCTGCCATTTTGTGGTGGGCTCTCCAATTGGCATTTTGAAATGATAATGAGTGAAGCTTTGGTTGATGGCTCTAAAAGTGTTACACCAGTTGGTTGGTTGTTAACATCAGATGGGTTTTGGGCAATGCAAAGATGGATTGATAATCCGTATGGTTACGCTTTTGTGGAATTAAACTTAAACTTAGAAGATGTGCAAACTGCGATATGCGGTTACGTTTTACTTCCACCTATTGATGTTGAAGAAGGAGTATTGACGTATCAAAGGTTACAATTCCAAACGCTTGGAATACCATTTTTCATAAAAAAGTAATGGAGGTGCAATGAATGAGTGACAGTAAAATAAGGATTGAAAATGGAGTTAGGGTGGCAGATGTCTTTGTAGGCGACAAGTCTTACGTTGTTAAAGCTAAAAAAGTTAAAGAGCTAAGAGAGATTATGCAGAAGATAACCAAGGATAAAAACTTGCAGACTGAAGGAGATGCCGTAGAAAACATTGACAAACTGGTTAAGATGTGCAAGCTAATGTTCCCAGAGATTAACCCAGACGATATAGACAATGCATACATGTCACAGCTTGTGGAATTAACTAATCTGTGGCAAGAGCTAAATTTTTCAGAGCTGGAAATGGAGGGGAGCTCTACATAGTTAATCCAACAGCCATGTCACTATCCTTGGGACTTGCTATTGAAACTGATAACAAGGGAGACATGCTAAAAGTGTTCTTCCATTCAACGTTCTTGATTGACATTTTGCAGTATCTAAACATAACTCCATTCCAGCTTGAAGAGATGTATATGAACGATTTACTGTTTTGGGCTAAACTCGTTGCTAAGAAGAAGAGAGAAGATATGCTAGAAGAATACCAGAATAAATGGGGAGTGCTTATATCTTCAGTGATAAATACTGGATACAATATTGTCAGGGCTTGGGGAGCGAAAATACACACAAGCATATCTCCAGATGATATTTATCCGTTCATAAAAGACTTAAGGTTTAGCGAAGATGAGAGAAAGAAGCTTGAGCAAAGGACAGTGGAATCAGCCGTGGAGCTCGGCATACCTGCTCCGAAGGTGAAATAAAATGGCAGATATAACGGGCAAGGGCAGTGGCGAACAGTTTAACATTGATGTAGTAGTTAACTTATCTCAAGCCCAGTCCGCTATTGCTAACGTAAGCCAAAGCCTTAATGAAATAACAAAGAAAATTGGCGAAATAACAAATAAAATTATAGATCTACAATCTAGGGCTTTAAATTTAACCACTACTCCGTTAGATACCCAGTTAATCTTAAATGTTAGTTTTGCGTCTGCCAACGTAGACGAAGAAAGCTTACAAGCTGCAGTTCAAAACATAATATCCAGAATAAAAGTACAACTACAAATGGCCGGAGAACAAAATCAGTTTGCCTTGCCCGTTACTTTTACAACTAAAGGTGGAAAGGGAGGCACAACTCCAGACGCATTAATAGCAATGACAACTGCAATGACGCAAGCCATAACAGAACTAACTAAGAACATACAAAATACAACAGAGAATATAAATAAGCTAGATGAAAGCTTGTCTAGAGTAACAAAAAAGGCAACACAGCTTAAAACAGTATCTAGTAGTGGAGGAAAAGGCGGTCTATTAGATAGGGTATTCTTATCAAGGGGCGTAACGTATTCTACTGTTTACGAAACTGTATTTGGACAGCTTGGTTACTTAGTTTGGGCCATAAGAAACGTATCTCTAACTGTATCTAATATTGGTAAAACAATAAAATCAATGGTTATTGACACAGTTGGTGTTCAACAAAACTTTATGTTGACACTAACTGCTATTACAGGCTCTTTGGATCAAGCCAAGGAACTTAGGAACACTATTTGGGAGATATCTAGGACTGTTGGCACTGATATGGCCTCTCTGATGCACACAGCTCAACAAGCGGCAGTTTATAATATTCCCTATCAAAGGATACAAGAAATGTTAAAAACTATACCCATATTTGCGCAAATGGTTGGCACCGTTAGCGGTGGTGGTGCGGCTGGAGCTTCGGCTATAACAAGCAGAGCAATTATGGCTATAGGTCAGATGTATGCTAAAGGTAAGGTAGTAGCAGAAGAAAGAAGGCAGCTTGCCAACATTGGCATTAACATCGTAGAACTCATAGCACAGGGAATGAGCAAGACACCAGCAGAAGTAGAAGACATGATGAGAAAAGGGCTTCTAACAAACGTAGATGAAGTTGTAGGAATGATTATGAAAGAGCTTGGTAAGAAAACAGATGCCATCGTTAAATACATAGGAACTACCACTACTGGTGCACTTAATATAGCCATTTCTTCGTTAAACCAGATATGGACAGCAGTTGCTGGAACAATAGCTAAAACGCTAATGCCAGTGCTGTTAACCGTTTCTTCGGTTCTTCAAAGAATAGCAGCTCAAGTTACTGAAACTGGTAATCTATTTTTAGCGATAAAAAATAACGTAAGCAGCTGGCTGTATAACATGATAGTAACTACATACGCTTGGCTTGTTAATATATATAATATTATCGCCAACATATTCAAAGTGATTATAAATATACTATTTGGGACAAGTAACATATTGAGACCGATACTAATGACTCTTATGGCTGGAACTCTGATATTTTGGATTACATCTTCAATCTTGAGGCTAATGAAACCGATGGTTGGATTCTTAAAAACTATTTGGACAATGTCAGTCTATATCAAAGAAAACTTTAAGACTTGGATTGGTTGGATTAGTGGTGCAGCCAAGGGATTAGTTGGAGTAATAACTGGAGCTAAAAGTTTGAGTGCTGTATTATCTGGAATAATGGCTAAAGCCACTATTACTGCCAATATGCTAACGCTTGGTATAGCTACTGCCATATTTGCTCTTTCACTTTATTTGGTTAACGTTGTAGATAGAACCTTAAATCGCAAGATTAACCAATCGCTTGATAAACTGGAACAACAAACAAAGGAAGCATCTGACACTATGAAAAACGCTTTTATACAGCCTACACAAGATACAGCCAAGATGAAGGACAACATGTCCAGCGTTGCAGATAGCACAAAAGAAATTAAGGATAACCTACAAAGCTTTGACGTAATACATGCTATAGAACAACAAGCAGAGATGGTGGCTAATGTTCCAGAAGTTCCAGAAACAATTATTGATATTGAGATGCAAGACTACTCTAAATTCTTAGACAATTTGGTAAAAGAAGCCACCAATATTGATACAAGTATTACATCGGCTGTTATTCCGAAGCTTGAAGATATGTCTATAAAGTTTGGAGATATTTGGGAAACAATAAAAACGGATTTTGCAGCGACTTGGGATACGATAAAATCAGTTTTGGGAGGCTTAAACGATAAGTTTGAAAATTTTGCCAATAAGATTTTTGAATATCTTGGCATTGACGTTGGGAAATTAGAGCCGCCGCAAATTAGAAGTTACGGTTTTGAACCTTTTGCATTTGTAAAAAATGCAATTGAAAGTGCTTCTTACAAATGGACTGCTAAAGATTATAAAGCCACTCTAACAAGCACTACGGCGGCTGCTTATTCTACTTCATTAGTCAGCGGCGTGAGAATAGAGATAGTTGAAAACGTTAAAGATACTCCAGAATTTATAACCAGAGAAGCATATATAAATGGCAATAGGGTTCAGCTTGAAACTCTTAAGAATTTGTTACACATAAATAGGTGATGCAGAATGCCAGAGAATAGAACCATATTAGAAATAGATGGCTCAAAAATGCCAACACCCACAGAAATAAAATACGGTGAATACGTTTTATCTAAAGCCGAAAGGAATTTGCTTGGCAACATGGCTTTTGCTTACATCAACAAGAAAANTAGAATTGATGTTAGATACGCTGCTCTTAGTGAAGCCCAGTTGAAGTTTCTTAAAAGAGCATTGTATTACTCAGGGTCAGCACAGAGTATCCTTTTCGCGAGCACATCAAGATCGAGATGCTCGAGAGCCCGGAAAGCGACTTGGCCATGACCCTGCGCATTCCTGCCCTCACCTCGGGCGAGATATTCTATAACGGCGTGAGCCAAGGCCTCCACCCGGCGGGCCTCTATACCCTGCAGAAAAATTTCCGCAAAGGCGACCTGGTCGAAATCAATCTTGAAGCTCCCGTAACCGTCTGCACCAACCCCGACGGCAGCATCAGCTTAAGAAAAGGGTCCCTGTTGCTGGCCCTGCGGCTGAAAGAGATCTATCAGCCGCTAAAGGGCCGGGAGCCCTTTAACTACAGGCAATATGTCTCCGGCGGCGCCTGGAATTACGCCCCCTTGCTCCGGGAGGGGAAAGCGGTGGTGCTGGCCGAAAAAAGAGCCGCCATCCCCCCCATGCCCTTTGACCCGGAGGCCCCGCCTCTTATCGTTACCGTGAAGGGAGTCGAAGTCCTGAACTGGAAAGAAAAGCAGCACAGCGCGGGCCAGTACCCCACCAGGCCCGAGCTGGGCACACCGGTAAACCTGGAGATGGTACCATACGGCTGCACCAATATCCGCATGGCCCAGTTTCCAATGATAAAGGAGGCGTAATTTAATAATGGAGCATACCGGCCTAACCCCGCGCATATGGGCGGCGCTGGTCATCTTCGGCCTATTTGGGCAGGTGGCGTGGGTCATTGAAAACATGTATTTCAATGTCTTCCTGTATAACACCGTGTCCAAAGACAGCAACGCCATCGCTGTCATGGTGGCGGCGAGCGCCGTCACGGCCACGCTGACCACCCTGCTGATGGGCTCTCTTTCAGACAGGCTGGGCCGGCGCAAACTGTTCATTGTGGCCGGATACCTCATCTGGGGCCTGACCATCATGTCCTTTGCCCTCATCAGCGTGGAAAATACCCAGAAAATTTTCCCTGCAGCCTCGCTGGCCACGGCGGTTGCTGTAACGGTGG